AGCCTTATGACTTTGCCGTCCATCACGATCCCCTGCTTTTCCCATCGGTAAACTGTTTGCTTATTCACTCCCGCAAGAAGCGAGAGTTCCAGAATGCTGACGGGTCTTTTCGGAATGATGATGTTAGTCGCTGGCACTTCGTTGATGTCCTCAGTTTTAAAAAAGCGACGCAGTAAAAAGGAAAAACTGCGCCGCCTCTTGGAGTTCATCCGTGTGGAAGAATACAGACCACACGAACTGAGGCTAATCTTCTACTTTTGAAATTTTTTCTCAATCAGACGGTGGTCTGATTACGATCCGACTGCGATCTGATTAAGTGGATGTGCTGTAATTTAAGGGTATATTAAACGAAAAAAAGGCCAGCGCTTTTGACGCTGACCTTCTAGTTTTTTAGATGTGAAACTTGACTATCTGTCAGGATATTTCTTAGCTGGGGGGTAATCTGAATCGTTTATAGTGTAACCATTAGTGCTGCTGGCGATGAGAACTTTTCGCTTTACTAAGTTCGCCAAAAGAAAGCGAACAGTGCCCGCATCGGGAGTGCCATCAGGATAAGCATCGTCATGAACGCTCATCAGTGATATGATTGCATTCTGCTTCATACCTGGGTTTTTTTCAACCTCATTAACTATTCTCAATTCTGCGTCTGAAAAATCCATCCAGGACATTTTGGGCGTCCTCCTTAAAACTTTAAAACCTAAAACTCCACTATTTTTATACAGAGTTTCCGCATTATATGCTACATTATCAGTCAAAAATTCCTTCAGTACTTTTTCAGCTGCCCTTTCGATGGCCGCTTCCAGAATCAGGCTCATAGGCGAATGTCCTTTTTTTTGTTATAAAATTTTTCTAAACACTGAGCATAAATTAAATGACTATTTTAATTCTGCAACAAAAAACTATTTAAATAATTTAAATAATTTTTGGCCTGTTTTACGATCTTGCTACGCTCCTCGCTAAATCGTCGCGTTTTTCAGCATAAATCTGCGTCGCATCGAGGGTGCTGTGACCTAGAACCGCCTGCGCTCCTTCGAGTCCGTGAGTCCTGCGAACCTGCGTTGCGACCGTATGTCGGATCTGAAGTGGCGTCCAGTGCGCCATCGGTTCTCGTTTCGCTGAGGTGTACTTATACTTCTTTTTTAAATCTGTCCGAGCTCCTGCCTGCCGACTGACTCGCCCGTCATTGTATCGCTCTTGAGCATTCTCGATCGCTCGAGCGTAGGCATCCGCAGAAATCATCCCAGAATAACCAGCATGACGACCCACTCCTCGATGACACCAGACCGCGTCTTCTTTCCAGAGAGGTTTTCTCACGCTCTTCATGAGCTCGATGAGATCGCTTTTAAGATAAACTTTCCGATCATCGCCTCGATGACTGTTCTTGTGTTCGCTCGGTGCATAGCACCAGAGACCGTCTTCGACCTCTGAGATTTCGCTCCACCTCATCGAGCAGAGCTCCTTGACCCTCATGCCCGTGGCGATGTGAACTTTGAGCACTGCCTGATATAAGGGTTTTAAATGAGGCATGATGAGCGAGAAATAATGCAGCGGAACTGGTGCGATCTTCTCAGGTGATCGGAGCGAAGGAGCTGTTCGCCAGTTAAGTGCTTTCACGCAGGCGAGTGCCTGATAAATCTCGACTGGTACGATCTGCCACTCAACGCCTAATTTAAACATCATTCGAATTTTAGTTATCGCCCCATTAACGGAGCTGATGCAAAGTTTCTTTTTTTTAGTCGTCGAGCTCTGCGGCATGATATCTCTGTTCACTATTCCTGCTCTCACTGCGAGAAGAGTCGACGGGCCGAAATCTCTGATCGGCATTTCTAGATAAAGATCGAGCTCCCGCAGTGCTGACTTTAGGACACCGAGCTGCGACGTCGGCTGCCCTGTGACCGGATCTCGGTAATACGAAATAGCGTGCTTGATAAAAGCATTTACTAAATCAGCGACTATGGGCTCGTTCTCAGGAGCGACTCTGGGAGCGACCTCTTCCGTTAAAAGTTCCGCGACCCAACGCAGATACTTTTGTTTCGTGGCAGCGAGCCCCCAAGGCCCGAACCAGATTTCTTTTTTCGTTCGAGGGTCTGTGGCGTACCCTCTATCAGTGCCCTTATGATGGCAGAATTTAGGTGCTCGCTTCATGCGTCGACTCCGGTGATGTTTTGCCCTGCTGCGGAAATCGCCTCAGAACGTGTAACATCATAGGGCACCGAGACCTTTTCCGTCAATGACGGAATTTTAAAATTCTAAATTCGCCGTAAGTCTAGTCGGGGATACAGGATTTGAACCTGCGACCTCTTCCACCCCAATCGACCTATCTGATCAGTTTAAATCATCGATGCTGAAAGCGTATTACGCAGGCTTTATAAAGTGTTTTCTATTAAATTATTTACGCATATTTATGCAGGATTACGCGTATTTTAAAAAGCATTTCCGTCAGATTTCCGTCAGGGTTTTGACTCCTCAAACCATAAGAAAACCCTCCTCATGAGGTAGCCTCGCACTAGTGATGCGAGCGTAAAAACTATGCTCATGACGAGGTTTTGGGAGGTGGTAGTTTCGATCGACATGGCAGAGAAAAGCGAAATCTGGAGCACTAGGGAAAGAATAAATCCCGCTGCCGTGTTCGCCGCTGACTCTACAAGAGACATGGATCGAGACTGCTTATTCATCCTCGATCAGCTCCGGGGTCGAAAAGATAACACTCGGCCCATTGTGCCAGCCACCATTTTTGCTGCGAGTCGGTGTGATCGTGTCGAGCTCCTTCGGTATCACGCAGTCGTGCTCATGATAGAGGGTCTCGAAGCGAGCATGGCGAGCGATCATGACTTGAATCTTTTCCTCTGTGCCTGGGCGAGCCATAGTCGGGGTCAGCGGTGGCACTCTCATAGAGTCTCGCCTGTCTTCCTCTTCAGCAATCACGCATCCTAGAGACGACTTCAGAAAGGGTGTGCCTGCTCCTCTCTTTCGATAGCAGGTGAAGCAGAGCTGCCTCGCCTCGTGAGGTTTCCGCTCCCCGCATGAGATGCAGGTGATGAGCCTGCGCGGAATTCGATCATAGCATTTTATGCAGAGACCTTTTGCTCGATGTGGTTTAATGTTCCCGCATCCTGCGCAGGTAATTTCAGCCATCGTTTTTATCTCTCGCCCTGGGGATTTCATAAGGATCAGTTCCACGACCGCGCCGAATCTTTTTTAACTTCACCTGAAAGCGGGGGTCGCTCAAGTCAACGAAGTTATCATCGAGGTTCTCGAAGCATTTCCGAGAGCTGCCGTGTCTCGCGTATTCGATCACGAACTGCTGAACGAGGAGAGGCATCAGACTATTGACGTAGTCCGAATCGACCCCAAAGGTGACGACAAGACGACGCAGCATGAGCGTGCGCAGATCCTCGGGGTCTGATGCTTTTGCTCCATTGTCTCGATCGGTGTAAATCTGCTCGAGGTGTCGTAACCAGGGATCATCGTCGACCATCGTTTCTCCCTAGAGAGCGAGACTCCCGAGAAGCCACATTAGGAGCTTAGCCAATTTTAAAAATGGCCTGTCAGCATAGCAGTGGCACGAGCCGAAAAGGGTGAGCCATACGCACCACCCCACGAGCGCACCAGTAATGATCTGATGGATGCTCATTTTGCCTTTAGTTCGAATCGTGATTTAATGTAAGCCATCGCAGTCGATCCCGAGATCGCAAGCGAGAATGCGGCAGTCACCATCGTCGTGAGCGAATCGGTGAGCGTTGCGCTTTCGGTGTGATTAATAAGCCCGAGAACTACTGTGAGCGAAACTGCCTGAACGACGAGCGTCGTCCAGAATTCTGAAGTCTTCCATCCTGCTTTTAATCCGTCCATGTTAGCCTCCTATTATTCGTTTATCATCTCTTAGGATTTCCATAAATAAAGCGCTGTGTAAAAACTTTTCTCTAAGCCTTTTTCTTTCTTGGCTTTACAGTTTTTCGCTTTAAAGTTTCTACTTCCACCTCTGGAGCTTTCGCTGCAAACATCGCTCCCCATGCTCTGACTAGAGATGCTAGGACAGGGAAACCTGCGACGGTCAGACCACCAGCGATAAGCATCACAAGCAGTGCGATCGTGCTGTTTCCATTGCCGGGGAGCGACGGCGTCGGCAGGATTGGCGCAGGCTTTCGAAGGTCGGCATCGCGTTTCGGGTCGTAGTCTGGGCGAACTTTTCGCAGTGCGTCAGCAAGAGCTTTCGCTCCTCCATCGTAATCGCCCTGAGAGTGAAGAACTTTCCCTGCGCCCCGTGAATCTGGGCCACCCTGCACGATAATGCGAGGAGATCCCGGAAGAAGGCCGATATCTTTCACGGCCCATGAATCGGGCCTGTAAGACTGAACTAGCATCGTTTCTGCGAAAGCTTTGAGAGCGGGATCGCTTTCAAGATCCTTCATGACAGATGAGCACTCTGAAGCTGTGCCGATCACAGTGAGCCGGAGCTTCTCCCTGTCGTCGATGAGATCTTTCCCAGTTCCCTCGATCGCTGAATATGCCTGCTTCCGTGTGACCTCTCGACCACCGAGCCAGAACTTTTCGACTCCTGAATCAATGCGCGATCGATCGAGCCCGAAGTTCTGTTCCTTCTGCTCGATCATCTTCATGAGGTGAGTCTCAGGAGGTGCGATCGGTGCAAGCTCCTGGTCTGCTCCCCAGTTCCCATCGGGCAAAAGCTCTCGATAGCACTGACGAGCTTTAATCCAGACTCCGCGCTGAACTGCTCCGCTGTAAAGGGCGACTTGATCCGCATCGATGGCTCGCCACTCGTAAGGCACTGCGACCGCAGCGCACCCGAGTGAGCCCCATTTCTGACCATACGCTTTAAGTGGTTCCGTGTCATTCGTTGGCAGCGGAGGAGGAGGAGGAGCGAGAAGCACTACTGCCCAGCCACCACCTCCAGAGATCCATCGTCTTTTAAATTCTGCGGGAGACATCCACTCATATTTATTTTCACCAGGGAAATTATTATCGAGAATCGCTGCCCATTTTTCTGTCAGGTGCGCTGCGTTAACCATGTGAGCAATCTTTCCCGCATACCTCGGAGAGTAACCATAAGTAACCGATGGCATTCTGCCAGTGGTAAGAGCGAGTTTAATGAGCGAAGGATCGCTGCCCTCATATTGAAGGTACTGTGCTCCGTCGCAGTATTTTGAAAGCATCTTCTCGACCTTTGATGGATAGCCGCCACCCTGCTCTCGCGTCATCTTCTGCTGTAGTCCGAGGATCGAATCGACGTTCTGCCATCGTCCTGCGTGCTCGATCGATGTGAAGACGCAGAGGCCAGCGCCGTCTCTTCCTCCGGTGTTTCTCATCTGCTGCGATCCGGGAAGATCGATCTGGATCTCTTCTGACCCATCGGGAGAAGTGCGCCCACCCTCGACGGAGCTCGCCTCGATCTGAGAAAATAACAGGAGGTAAAGGAAGAGGTTCATCATGGGCCTTTCGGGTTAAGCCTGGGCGTCAAAGTGTTGTTTAAGTAGTCGCTTAAGCTGCTTGATTTTCACTTCCACTTCACTGCCTTCAGGAAAGAAGTCGGCATCATTTACCACCTTTTTTTTATTGCGATTGATGAAGGTCACATTAAAGCCTGTGATGTTTTCACTGGTTGTCGTTTCGCTGATTAGTATTTCCATGATCGTTCCTAAGTTTTAATGATGTAATTAAGGACAACAACAGGAGGAATCGTGTTGTGTCGGCTACCGCTTCCTGCTGCCACATTGTTTATTGATGGTGAAAAGGAATGCTGGTGATCTGCTGCAGTTGATAAAGTTAATCCAGCTCCTGCCGATCCTTGCCATACCGTACCAGGGTAAGGGTCGTACCGATCACCACCAGATCCACGGTAGGTCATAACTTCTCTAGACAATGTATGCGTATGACTACCTGCACTAGAGGTATTACCACCTGAGACTGTGTTAGCGTGTGTATGACTGGCTAGTTCTGCCGTTGTTAAAAGATGCGTTTCTTCCCCTAGCCACTGCCCCCTAGTCCTAGCTGTTTGTGCGGTTCCACTTGGTGCCCCTGTGCCTGATGCGTTCTGCCCTGTGCCAGTACCAGCACCCATCGGGAGCCTGCCCCTGAGGTCTGGCAAATTAAAACTAAGTGCGCCTGCCCCTGTGTAGGCAGATCCACCATAGGTGTTAGAAATGACTGCATGAAGTGCTAGGTAGGTTGAACTGCTTACACTACTGCCATCACATAAAAGATACCCAGTAGGTGCTGTTGCGCCTGCATATGGCATGAGTGCGCCAGTTGGTAGAGTCGTTCCTGACGAGACTGTTCCCCACGAGGTATCTGTTCCGTTCGTCGTTAAATATTTCCCGCTGTTGCTCGTCTGAGATGGAAGAATCGCATTCGCTGCTGCGTTCGCAGATGTCGCTCCAGTTCCTCCGGAGGCGACGGCGAGCGTTCCGGTGTGATCGCTGCGTGATAAAGATGAGACTAAAACATTTGCGTTCCCGGCAGCGTTCCCGATCCATATTTTCCCATCAGTCGCATTAATGCCGATCTCTCCACTTGTAAGCGATGGAGTGTTCGTCGTTGTGTAACTGCGTTTTGGCTTAATCGGATTAGCCACTAAAACGTACCCCCATCGACGGTGCTGCTTGAGGAAAGATAATCAGTTCCCGCAGTCGCTGCGGTGAGAGATGAACCAGACTTTTTAAAGATCGCTCCGTCGCTCGCTGCGGAAAGATCGCCACCAGTACCACCTTTCGAAAGCCCGATCGCCGTGGCGCTCCATGTTCCCGTGGTCACTGTGCCGAGGGTCGTGATAGAAGACTGCCCCACCCACGTCGACTTGATCGTCAGGTTTCCTGATCCATCGGTCGTGATACTGGTTCCATCAGTTCCGACATTCAGAGTCGTTCCCGAAAAGCTCAGCGCAGTTCCTGCGGTGATTGCTCCGGAGGAAGAAAACATCGTGAAAGTTAAAGACGTCGAGCCTAGGGTGATCGGGTTCGCTGTCGTTAAAACGTAACCTCGACCGCCGTTCGTCGTTCCCTCTTCTACGAAAGTAAAAGATCCCGAATTAAACTCGGTGCTGGTGTCGCTGTCGGAGCTCCGCGTCCATGATCCTGCTGCGACGTCATATATGCCGTTATTTGCTCCGGTCGTTTGATTCTTAACTAGAACTCGATCGCCTGCAATAACTGCGACGCCGTCGATCGTCTGCGTTCCTGAGAGCGTAATATTAGCAGTCGTAGAAACTCGGCAGGAGGCTTTGACATCGAGGCCGCTTCGAGCTGCGTCGACGTAAGCTTTTGTTGCTGCGTCCTGCGCGGAGGTCGGGTCGGAAAGATTCGTAATTTTGTTAGAGTTCATTGACACAGCAGAAGTCGGAACTGCGAACTCATCGAGCCTCTTTCCGGTCACATAACTGCTGATTCCAGTTCCAGAGACGGAACCAGTGAGAACGACCGCGCTCGTGAAAGTGTTCGTCGTTCCGCTCCAAGTCTGCGTTCCTGTGAGCGATCCTGTCATCCCTGGGCCGAATGCTGCGACCACACTCGAAGCCACTCCTGAGCCTGCATCGCCGTACCCATAATAAGCAGTCCATGCGGTTGAACCGCCCACCTCATTTATTGCGATTTCTCCATTCGATAACGAGGCAGGAGCTCCGGAAGATCCCGAGGATGCTCGTCGCTTTAATCTGATAGTATTCGCCATGATTTAAATTTCCTTAAAAGTTTCCACCATCGATCTGATTCGTGTTAGTCCAGGTCGAAAGACCGCTTGAGAATTTTAATAAGTCGCCATCCGCAGGGCTTATCGTGAGGACATCCGTCAGGTCGTCGAGATAGGCAGGAGCTCCTCCGGGGTCGCCCTTCGCTCCCGGTTCTCCCTGTTTTCCGGTAAATCCGCGACCATCAAAAACAGTAATCGTCGAGCTCGTTTCAGCGATCTCGATCACTGGTGTCGTGTCATTAATCGTCACCGCTGCGGATGGGTTCGAAATCGTGATCGTGTTTGCGACTTGCGAAACTGTGACAAGACCAGTATCGTCGGTGACTACTAATAAATCAGGCACGCGTTACCTCCGCTTTCACTGTGAAACTACCTTCGATGAGTCTGATCACCACCCCATCGTTATAGAGCTCGAGGTCGTAAACATATTTCCCCGGAGTCATCGCCTCCATCGTGCTCGCATCGACATCGATGTCGATCGTTCCAGCAGCTCCTCCGAGCGTGATTCTGCCGTTCTCAGTGGTAGCTGTGAGCAGAACTGTCGCACTAGCTGCGGTCGGTCGCACTTGCATCGCCGCTGTGTAGCCTGTGAGATCCGTTGCGACATCATTAGAGTCGGTGTAAAGGATAGTGCGCTGGAGGGTTGCGCCCTGTTCCGCGAGGAAATTGTATAAGCCTGCTGGCATCTCATGACCTCCCAAAAAAAGAATATTATCGAGAGTAACTCTGTTCCGTTCTGATGGCAAATCGCTCGCACTTACGCGTAATTAGGCGTATGGCCCCACCCTGCCACGGTGAAAGACTCATCAAGGGTAATGCCGTAACGATCTGCAATCTTTTGATACTCTTCACGGGGTGCGGAGCAATGCCAGACGATACCCGGATCACGCACCGTGCGCCGTTCTTGGAACAGGTCCCACCTATGAAAGTCGGTCTCGATCATCTGCATCGCCTGCATCACCACCGATTCTGCTGCGATCCTCTGCGTAGGGCGTGGCCTCATATGGAGCAGCGCATCTTGCCTATGCCATTTGTTGACATCGAATAGGATCGCCTCGGTGCGCAGCGGTAGTCGGTGCGGGCCCTCGAAACAGGACTGGCACCCGGTCGCAAACCCGCTCGCTAAAAGCTTCTCTGCGCTATCATCGAGCCAGCAAGGAATGTCGATAAGAAGCCTCTGCGATAGCTTACACACCACAT